ATAATTAGCATTATAGAACGGAACTACAAAAGTAACTGTCTTAGTTCCAGCACCAGATACAATGTCATTACCACTAAATATTCTATCTTCCATATCTACTGTTACTGATAAAGCAGAAACAATAGGTGTAGCTGAATTATTGTCAGAACTCATGTACAATCTAAACTTGTAGTATCTTCCTCTGTAATCTCCAACATTAAAGTTTCTAAATGAAGTATAAGTTACACCATCATCAGATACAGCTATTTCTAAATGGCTATTTGATTTAACCGAAGCATCACCATCAAAGTTTGAAGGTTGATCATCAAAGTTACCAGAAACAAAATCAAAAATTCTATCTGTATCAGTTGCGGTTTGAGTAATAGAAGCAGTTACCCTAGAAGTTTGTACTGAACCAATATCTATAACATTACTAAAAGCATAAGTTCCAAAGCTGTATAAATTTCCACCTTGAGTTCCGCTATCAAATAATCTTGTAGTAATATCATCAAAGTTATCTGTGATATTGTCATCAAATTGTTCTGAAGTATCTAAAGTTAATCCTTCTTCTATTTTAACTACATTAGTTTTAACACCAGTAAAGCTAGGGTGTTCAGATTGTGTAGCAACAGCATTAAAATTACCTATTGCAGAAACATTGGTACTGATAATTGTTTCGTTAGAAGAATAGTTGCCAAGTTTATCTACGGCTTTGATTAAGAATGATCCTACTCTAGCTGGTACAGAAACAGAAGTTGCTGGTCGTGATACTTTAGCAACTAAAGGGAAACTGTTATTCCATGTTGCACCAGATAATTCAGATGAATAGTTAATTGCGTAATACGCAAGGTCAAGATCAGGTACAGGCGACCAAGATAAATGTGCTGTGTTGCCTACAATGTTACAAGCAAAATCTTGAACATCTGATGGCGGTGCAATAGCACCAATAATAGTTCTTGTTGCAGTTACATAGGTAGAAGAAATACCAAGAGCATTAACAGCTTTTACTCTTACATTATAAGTTTCTTGATCTATCACATTCAGCACTCGTTGATTTAATCCAGTACCTTGTCCATGTATTTGATAATTAGTTTCAGAAGATTTTTTATATTCAACTTGGTAATAATCTACAAAGCTATCAGGACTTGCACCAATAGCTATATCTAAAGCAACAATAACTGTTCCGTCATTGTAAGCAATTAGTTGGTCATCTAAAGTAACAGATGAAGGCGGTTGAACTACATTAGGATTAGGTAAATTAGTATCTGCAATAATTGGTGCTTGTGCTTTAGAACTCCAAACATAAAAACTATCTTGGTGTTCAATTAATTGTAAATTAACAGTATTGTCAGTATTAATACTTAAACCCATTACTCTAAATGGTTTTGCTGAAAAACTTGCTGTATCGTAAGTTATATCTACAATATCACCAATAGTTAAATCTAATGCTTCTGATGTACAGGTTACTTCTACTCCTAAAGCATTTCTTGATCTCTTTAAAATAATTTCACAAAGTTCTTCTGCTTGATAAGGATTAGTAATATGTTTGAAATCAAAATTACCCTCAAGTAAAGTTCCATTATCTTGTGCCAACATAGTTGCGTGTTGATCTGCAACAGGTAATCCTGAATCATCTGCTGGTGGAAAAGTAATAGTATTAGATTGCCATTCTTTATCAGGATCAACATATGTTCCAATAACCCTGTTGTATTTTTGGTTTTTCTTTTCTCCTGTTATTTTAATTCCGCCTACTACATTATTTTTATTAATAGAGAATACTGAATTTGCTGGATCTTCAATAATAAGCTGATATTTACCTTGAGTATAAGTAAAGATTGCTCTCATTGGGTTTAGCAATTCTTTAACAATGTCAATAACTTTTTCCTCTGTGTTTATATATGCGTTAGTTTCAAATAAATTAATATCTGTACCACCAGAATAAGGAGTTACTTGCGTATCACAAATATCTGCTGAATCTGAAAAAGAATCATAATTAGTTTCAAAAGCTGATGTTGGTAATCCTTTTCCGTATCTAGCATTTCTTAAATAGTCTAATAAAACTAAAGATGAGTTATTAGAATATTCCCAAGTGGTTGGATCATTATCTCTATGACTTCCTGAACCACCTTTTGTTGAATCTAATCTTGGATCATAAATTTTTTGACCTTTAACTACTACCTTAACATCAGGTACTCCATTAAATACATCTTGATTCCATTTGAATTTAAAAGCTAGATAAGCAACACCAGATAATTTATAATCGCTATCCCAATTTGAACTTTCAGATAATATACTTGAAGCAACTTGGTCATCTCTACCAAAGAATGATTGAACAGAAATTAAACTTTCATCTTTATAAAAATTAGCATCAGAACTACTTACTGTATTTGTTCCACCATGAGTAAATGCTGAATTAAAACTAACTAATTTGTCATCAATATAAATAGAGTCAATACCTTCAATACCATTAACTCCACCCTCACATAAAACACCAGCAATATATAAATAGGTATTATCTGTGCCAGAAGTTTCTAAAAAGACTTTAGAAATTCCAATTCTTCGTTTTCCATAAATAACAGGAATAGAAGTATTGTTACCATCTTTGTTAAATTGTATTCCTTGTTCTGGTTGTGGTTGTTCTGGTTGCTTTGGTGGCTTTGGCTTCATTACCCAGCTTATTGCTGTGGTTACTACAAATACTGCTACATTTACCCAAAAACTACCCATAGATTAATCCATTATTCCAACTTGGTTTAGTACATCTTACTTGATGTTTAACTATTTTGTTATCTTTTATTCTTATCCATTTAATTGGTTTTTCATAGCCATACAAAGATGTATAATGATTCTTAGTCCAAGACATGATTTCTTTCAAGTTTCTTTTAGCAATAGCTTCAATATGCCAAAGATTAGTTCCACATCTCCATTCGTTTGCTTTTAACTTTCCTGTTTTGGAAAATTTATGTTCTACTAAATCATTAAGAAAAGCCCAATTAGTAAAACCTATTATTTCGTTATTGTCTTTGTGTATTTGGTATTGACCAAGATTAATGGACGGCAATATTGCTTTAATAATATCTTCATACTTAAAACAATCATACTTAGGAAAACTCCTGTATAAAGAAACAATTTTATAGACATCATTTATGCTCTGCCCCATTTTATATCCTTTGAGGTTTGAGAAGCATAGTCAAATCCTTTATCATTAGGAAAATGTATTTTCTGTGAGTTAGTATTAGTTTTTCTTCCTTTAATTTTATCAAAGTCAGCCCAATGTGATGCAATAGATATATTTACTAATGATGTTCTTTCATCTTCTTCTATGGATAAGTTTTCTATTCTACCTTCAAATAATAAAAATGGATCACTAATTAAAGTTTCATTATCATCTAAAAAACCTCTATATACATGTGCTGGTTTTTCCATGTATTCATTATTAAGAAATAAACCTATTATAGTTTGATTAGCACCTGTAAATTTAACAACTAAATTACTAACTGAAACTTCGGAAGATTCATTAACATCAGAAGCACCAAGATATAAAGAAGATGATTGATAAGTATTGCTATTAAAAGTTATATCTTTGAAATGATCTGTAAAATAATAACCATTCTCTACACCAATATAAACTAAATCAATTGGGTTTAATTTATTAGTAGCTAATTCTGTTTTTAAGGAATTAGATAATGTCCTTGCCATTATAATACCTCAATTAAATCTATTTCGTATTGAAAATAATTTGATGTGCCAATGCTATATTCTTGAATATCATTGGTTAAGCTAACAGTAAAATCAACACTATCATAAATAAGAACATTATTATCTGCAACATTTGCTCTTAAAGGCGGTTCAAAAGTTAATGTACCTTCGCCTGTACCATCTGAGTTTAAATCTGCTACTGCCATGTACACTTTTTGTTGTCCTGAAAATCTAAAATAATCTCCAGCTTTAAGTATGCCATTAGTAGAAGTAGCCATGCCATCAATTGTTGCTGTTGTAGTTCCAGCAGTTAAAGCACCATTCACAGATATAGTTCCACTTGCTGATCCTTGTGCATCTGAAACTGTTGGTGGAATAAATGTAAATGATTCTAATTGTGATCTTTGTTTCATTATAAAGGCTTTGATAGGTGCAAATTCTGCTCTAGTCATTACAGGAAATCTTGCAATTAGTTTAAATTTTTGACCATCTATTTGTCTTGCTTGCCTTCTGCCAGAAGTAGTTGTGCTAACAATAGTCATTTGTTCTGATGATATTGATACTGAACTTGGTGCTGGAGATGTAGGAAATTGTCCACTCATATTATACTAATGCTGGTTTGCCTCTTGAGTTTAATGCTTGATTAACAATATTAGTTATTGTTGCTCTATTATCAATTAATAATTCTTTAACACCTCTTACATCTGTTGCGGTAATACTAAAATTAATATTAGTAGCCCCATCTAATTTTTCTGTTGGTATTATAGTGCCATCTGTTTTAGGCATAAATACTTCTCTACCTCTTTCACCTACTGTAATAGGTTCTCCAGCTTTAACTGATCCGCCTTCTGCGAATGATCCCATAGTTGCAGTTAAATCACCACCACCACCGCCACCAAATAAACTACCTATTGCACCTAAGAAACCGCCACCGCTACTTACTGATGCTTGTGCTTGTTTATAAAACAAGATTGCTTTTTCAAGTGCTAATTTAGATAATAAAACACCAATTTCTTTTACTTGTGCTTTTATAACTTCCATAAGAATAGTTTGTGCAATTTCTTTTAAAGAAGTTTTTAAATTTTTACCTAACACAATTGATTCAGCAATTCCTTGTGAGAAATCATCAATAGCTTTAACCATTCCTTCTGCAATAGAAGTTGATACACTTTTTGTAGCTTCTGTTAGTTCATTAAATTTATCTAATATATCATCAAGAATAGATGTATCTCCCATAGCATCTTGCCAATTATAAGTATTATCAATAAAATCTTCAAAACTACTATTAGTTTCATTTAAAGGTTCTTTAATTTTTTTAAGAATATCATCACCATTAATATTATCTAATCCTTCTTGTACTTCTCCACCTAAAGAAACTGCCCAAGCATTTGTTTCTGTTTTTGCTTCTTTTATTTTGTCAATGTAACCACCAATAGCTGTACTTAATTTATCCCAATTAGTAGCTACTAAACCAATTACTGTTGCAATTGCACCAATAACTATTGCAATAGGATTTCTTAAAAGAGCAGTATTTAAAAGACCC